TTATCATTCATACTCTCAAAAACGTCACGGAAACTCCACGATAAGGAAAGTATAAGCCTCGTTCTTTCTCCACGCGACAAATTGTCGAAGTCAAATTCTTTTCCATACATTTGAATTTCGACCTCGAGATCGCTTTTAAATTTGACAGAATGAGGCAGGCCGATATCCGCAAGGTAATGAGCAAGCCTATGATTTAGAAATGTTAAGTTTTGATCAATTATCTTTTTACGAATAAAACTATCCTTGTTAGTTAATAACTTGTTTAAGAAGTCTTGGTGATCTCGAAGTTTTACCAATGTGTTCATTGTGGTAAAGTCAATTTCCTGTAGACCGTCCTTACGCAAGAGCTCAATCTGATCTACAAACGGATTTGAAGATTCTAGTTCAATACTTAGATTACTACCCAGTGTATCTAATGTTGTTTTATGATTATATGCAGCATCAACGGTATCATAATATGTTGTAGGCAATGCCGGAATAATAGATGCTACAGATTCAGTGAGAGTTTTAACCTCATCTCGCTTTGACGATTTTTTAGTTAATCTCTTAAGTGCATCAGTATGGTCTGCAAGATCCTCATCATGGAGTTTTTTATGTGTCTCTGCATTCACTGGTTGGTTACATTTAGGACAAATATCTGCAGAATAACTATTTAAGTTTTTCTCTAAGCGCACCTTTATTCTTGTAATCTCGATAACTTCTTTGTCCAGACCATTAAGTTCTTTTGCCAAGGATCTATATTCAGCTGTAAGGTCTTCAATTTCTTTCTTAGATTTGTGTAATGCAATTTCAGAATCAATATCTACATTAAGAAGTTCCATAATAGATTTCTGAAGCTTTTCTATTTTCGCTTCCTTGCCACTGTTCCACGCAGCCGACTTTGTTTCCAATGACGAAATATTTGTTTCAATTCTCTTATTCGCTTCACCAGCGGCCGATATGCGGAACTCTTCTTCCTTGATCTCATCTTTTGTCACCTTAGATTCCTCTCTAAGCTTATCTGCTTTTTCCGAAAGCTTAGTTATTCCGAGCAATTGTTCTATGATAGCTCGTTGATCATTTGAGCGTAATGCAAGAAATGGTTCAACGTATGTGTTTAATGCAACCACGTGTTTAAACATATCGTGTGAAATGCCTATAATGCGCTCAATCTCAAGTTGTGTAAAACGCCCTTCACCCTGCGATTCGTCTTCTCCCATGTCTTTTTCAACACCGTCTTTAATGAACTTAAAAATGCCTGGCTTGCGACCACGTTCAATAGTATAATTAATTCCGTCAACCTCAAAGGTTAATGTAACCAACATATTTTTCATGTTGGTTTTGTTGATTAGATTATCTTTCTTAATATTTGTTAAAGCAGATCCGAAGAGGGCATAACTAAGTGCATTCACAATAGTTGACTTACCTACACCGTTTCTATTATCATTTCCACCAAGGTCGAGATTTTCACCCAAGACGAGAACCAGATCATTGCTACTAAAATTTATTGACTGAGTAACATTCCCAATACTCATGAAATTTTTTATCGTTAATCCATTTAGATTCAACATGTATTAGAGCCCGTTATAAATTTCGACAAGTAATTTTGTCTCAAAGGAATCACTTTCGATATTCGTTAATTGTTCAATGACTATCTGATCGACCGTCTTGAATGTTATATCTCCAGCATAATCCTTTGATAACTCATCATCTTGATTTTTAACAAGTTTGAATTCTCGAACATTATATTGAGATAAGAAAGTTTCTCTTAAGAAACTTGCCTCTTCATATGTGATATCAGCATCTAATGTTACCTGGAGATATGTCTTTGGTTTTAGATAAATGTCTGGATTTTCTAAAAGTGCAGTAAGGTTGATACTAATAAAGCGTGGTCCATCTGTGTAATCTAAAAACACAGGTTCCTTATCCCACTCTAAAAACATTCCACCGCGCTCAAAGTCCCATATGTCTGAATAATTATGTCCAAAGGGATTCCCAATATAACTTATTTTTCCCTTTGTCTGGCGCTTGTGGAAATGTCCAGAAAAAACATACTCCTGATGTTCAAAGTGTGTGGCATTAAGTGTTCCATGATCGGGCATCTCTATCATTGCGTTCATCTTGAAGCCGGGGAGTTCCAAATGTCCAAATAGATATTTTGATTTTATAGAGGTATATTCTTTCCACTCATCTTCAATTAGCCACGGAATTAGAGCAACATCGCCATTAACTATAGGAGCATCAACTAATACAATATTAGGAAACTCACTACCTACAACCATAGAATGTATGTCACGCTTTTCTCTATAGAAAAGATCGTGATTTCCTACCATGATGTATGTCTTATCAAAATATTCATTTAATAAACGGAGAGATCGCATTGTATAATCTAAAGTTAATAGATTGATGTTTGACCTATGGTGGTGCCAATCTCCTAAGAAGAAACAAGTCTTACAATTTCTTAATTTAGCCTGTTCTATTAACCATTTTGTGAAGTCCAAACAATCCTCATTGTGTTCCTTTGAATTGTGTCTCAAACCATAGTGAATATCGGTATAGAAAATAGCACTTTCAAAAAGATTTTTCATTTTGGATCAAGGTTGTTCAATAGTTTAGCGCTCATCTTTTGCCGAATCCTGTGCATCTTCTCTTAGTCTACGAATTTCATCTTCTACCGCTAATTGACGTGAGAAGCTTGGGCTTGCACCGCTATCAATCAACAAGTCATCGCGAAGATCTTGATTCTTCTTTTCTAAGTTAAGAACACGGGTAAAGCTGTTTGAAACGCTAGCAGTGTAATACGAGAATGGATTATCAGATTTATATTCATCAAATTGCAATCCCATCTGCGCTAATTGCAACAGAGCCTGGCCTTTCATCTCATCAAGATAGGTATAACCACGCCAATTGCCACGTTGACCATATTTATTCACCATTAGGATAAACATCTTTGCAAGTTTGTTTGTAATGGAACCGCGTTCAAGATTGAATTTACCATTCTTCGAATGTGATCGACCAACCTCTTTCTCAACACCGTTCTCAATAATGAAATGCTTGAAGGGATAGAAATTCAACTTCATATAACTATCAGCTTCGCTTTTAGGGTTTTTCTTACGACCTGGTGCAAGCGGAATATGATCAAAACCTAAGACACGAAATACCAAATCATCAATAGAAAGTGTGTCTGGTTTAATCTTAAATTCTGCGAGTCTCGGTTTGTCAGCTTTTGAAACGTTTGGTTTAGCAAGCAGTGCAGCTTCATATGCTGTGGCTGCGATTCTTGCTGCACGAGCAATCTTTGCTTTTTCTTGTACTTCAGGTAGAAAAATTTCAGCAACACTTTCAATAATTACATCATAGTCGCTGTACCTTGGATCAATGTATTCGCAAAAGGAATTTTTACTACGGTGAATCTCCTTGAGCATGTCTTTATTGTTTAGGTAGTTAATCTTTTTAACGGGTGCTATGACAACAATTTCAGGTGCTACATTACCCTCGTCGTCTTCTATTAGCATTTCTTCGTTTAGGTCTGGGGACATTAATGTCTTCTCCTTTAGGGTTTCGTAAAGTGTAACACACTTAAAGCATTTCGTCAACAGTATCAGTATAAAAGTACCAGTTTATGACCATGATAAATAAGAAGATAGGAGGACTTCTAATGGCACAACAAGATCAACGAGCACGTCTGCAACCGAAAAATTTAATAACAAATCGTGGTGGCGTCGCTGAGTCAATCCTGGGTCCGAGAGATTCATCAAATCTTTTGTTTCCTCTTTATCAAACAGGCGGTGTCCTTTTTCCATATACTCCGGCAATTACAACCGGTTCAGTAACTGAATATGATCAAACACCCTTCATCCATTCAAACTATAATTACAATGCATATGTTAGATCTTACCCAAAACCAATAGGCATCACAGCTGAATTTACAGCACAGTCGAACGATGAAGCATTGTATTTATTAGCGGTTATCCACTTCTTCCGGTCCGTAACGAAATCTTATTTTGGTGTTAATCCTTACAATAAAGCCGGTACTCCGCCACCGGTATTAGTTTTTAATTACTTAGGTGAATATCAATTTAATAATGTGCCGGTTGTTGTGAAAAGCTTTGATTATACGCTACCGGCCAACATTGATTATGTGGCAGTTAATACATCGGGAAGTAGTAGCACCTTAGAACAAGATGCAGGTCCACGCGGATATGGTGGTCGCAGATCAACTGTAATAAGACCCCCAACCAATTCTAATGGTTATACATGGGTTCCAACACATTTAACGGTTAATATGGAATTAGAAACTCAATACATTCCAATTCAATTACGAAATCAATTTAATCTCGACGAATTTAGGTCGGGTAAATTAGTCAATAATGGATACATTTAATGGCAGCAAACTCAAAAGATTCTAGTCAATATCTGTTGACGCCGATTAAGGATTGGTATCTCGATCTATGGGTTCCTAGGACCGTGCCCAAGAGTGATTTTGACAAGATTATAATCATACCGCCCGAATTCAATCAACGTCCAGATTTACTAAGTAATCAGGAATATGGCACACCTCGTTTATGGTGGGTATTCTGCGTGAGAAATCCAGATCTCATCATCGATCCAATCAATGATTTTGTTGCAGGATTAGAAATTTTTGTTCCTGTTAATATTTTAAAACAATAATTTATGGCTGAA